TAGAAGAACGTGACGGTAACGTAGTTAAAGTAAACTTTTAGAAAGGAGATACGAATGGTAGACAATGTAAACAACCCACCACACTACAATCAAGCAGGTATTGAATGCATTGATGCCATTCGTGCAGCCACTGGTGATGGATACGAGCACTATCTACAGGGAAACATTATGAAGTATCTGTGGCGATACCGATACAAGAATGGTGTAGAGGACTTGAAGAAGGCACAGTGGTATTTGATCAAGCTTATTGAGGAAGTAGATGATAGTCAAAGTATTCTTAACCTTAAACATAGATGAAGACGAATACCCAGTTCCTGTAGACGGAGAAGTTGATGAAGAAATTGACCAATGTCTGCAGGAATTTATTTATGACATTGATGGTATGTCAATTAAAGCAATAAAAATAATAACGGAGTAATGCTTATGGAAACTTATGGACCAACACTAGCAATCTCAGAAGAGATTCACGCAATGAAATATCGCAGCAAAGGCGAGTCATTCAAAGAAGCAATGACACGTGTAGCTGAAGCACTAAAAGATAATGAAACACATTTTAATAACTTTCGTACAATCCTGTATGAACAACGCTTTCTACCTGCAGGACGTGTGCAATCAGCAATGGGTGCACCTCGTCGTGTAACACCGTACAATTGCTTTGTGTCTATGACAATTGAAGATAGCATGGACGGTATCATGGAAGCTGCTCGTCGTGCAGCAGAGACAATGCGCCTTGGCGGTGGCATTGGCTATGACTTCAGCACACTACGTCCACGTGGTACACTGATCAAGTCACTAGACAGTAAGTCATCTGGTCCTGTGTCATTCATGGGTATCTTTGATGCAGTATGTCGTACCATTGCATCTGCAGGGCATCGTCGTGGTGCACAGATGGGTGTGCTACGTGTTGATCACCCAGACATTGAAGAGTTTATTACAGCTAAGAACAACAGTGACACACTGACACAGTTCAACATCTCTGTAGGTGTGACGGATGAGTTCATGACTGCGGTAAAAGAGGATAAAGACTTTGACCTGAAGTTTGATGGACGTGTGTATAAAACTGTAAGTGCACGTGCACTATGGGATCAGATACTACGCAGTACATGGGATTGGGCAGAACCTGGGATTCTATTCATTGATCGTATCAATAAGAAAAACAACCTACACTATGTAGAAACTATTGCAGCCACAAATCCATGTGGTGAGCAACCACTACCACCCAACGGTGCATGTCTACTAGGTTCATTTAACCTGACAAAGTATGTACTAGAGCATGAAGGTAAGTATGTATTCAACATGAATCAACTACGTAATGATATTCCTCATGTGGTACGTGCAATGGATAACGTTGTAGATCGTGCAACTTATCCACTGATTGAACAGAAAGCAGAGGCAATTAGCAAACGCCGCATGGGTCTTGGCGTTACAGGTGTAGCCAATGCTATTGAGGCATTAGGGTTTGAGTATGGCAGTGATCGTTTCCTACAAACACTAGAAGAAATTATGGGAGTGATCAGAGATGTTGCGTATACTACGTCAGTTGAGCTTGCTATGGAGAAAGGTCCGTTTCCTCTCTTTAGTCAAGCATACCTTGGTTCTGACTTTGCTAAGTCTTTGCCTACTAATATACGTGATCTCATTAGCACTCACGGTATTCGCAACAGCCATCTTCTTTCGGTTGCACCAACAGGAACTATCAGCTTGTCAGCCGACAACGTATCCTCTGGAATTGAACCCGTCTTCTCACATTACTACGATAGAACTATCCAAACCTTTGATGGACCCAAGGTTGAACGAGTAGAAGACTACGGCTATCGTGTGTTTGGCGTGAAAGGTAAGACTGCAGATGAACTTTCTGTGTTTGATCATGTCAAGGTGCTGAATGTAGCATCACGTTATGTTGACTCAGCATGTTCAAAGACATGTAACACAGGTGACGATGTAACATGGGAAGAGTTCAAGCAGGTGTACATGGATGCATACGATGGTGGTGCATCGGGGTGTACAACATTCCGTGCAGCAGGTAAACGTTACGGTATCCTGAATGCATCTAGCTCTGAGGACATTGTAGAGGAGCCACAGGTAGAGGAAACACAAGACTATGTAGATGAAGGTGGTGCTTGTTACTTTGATCCTGCTACTGGCTTACGTCAGTGTGAGTAGAAACCGTAAGCAACTAGGTACTATTCCATCACCCTGCGTGAAGGTCTGTCGTATAGATAACGATGGCTTTTGCGTGGGGTGCAAAAGGACTATTGACGAGATACGTGATTGGTGTATAATGTCAGAGTACGAACAACAGAAACTTTTATTTGAACTAATATGGAGGGCCGACAATGGGAACACGTAAACAATTTAGCCGTGCACTATATGAAGCATATGATGCACCTGCAAAAGAAAAACTTGCAGAGTATCTAACGGGTGCAGGGCATGAGATAACAGACATGAAGGAGAATTATAATGTGGATATTGTATCAACGAAAAAAGATTATACATACTTTAATGAAGCTGAAGTAAAACTTGCATGGAAAGGTGATTGGCCTACCGATTGGAAGGACATTCGTATTCCTGAACGTAAAGGGAGATTGCTTGAAAAATATGAGGGGGAGAATGGAGTGCTTAACTTCTACATCTTCCGTAAAGATATGAAGCAAGCTTGGCGTATCAAGGATACAAGCCTGACAAAGAATCGTCTACGTGAGGCATATGGACGTAACATCCTGAAGGGTGAACTGTTCTATCACATACCATACACTGAAGCAGAACTAATCAACGTAGCATAAGGAGAATGCATATGAACAAACAACTAACTCGCAAACAACGTGGCCTTGGCAAATATGATGCACCGTTAAAATTTCAACACGAGAAAGGCTACAAGGATTTTCGGCAGGGGCGTGTCGTTAATCCATTCCCTGATGATACAATGCAGCACAGGGAGTGGGAACGTGGGTTTAACAAAGCCTACTTTGAGCAGTTAAAACGGGTGAAGGAGTATGAACAAGCTACAGGACGAGGCTAGAGCATTTATGGAAAGTAAATACGAGAACCTAAACTTCAAGTCATATCAAGATATGGCATCGGAGACTGCGATCTATAAACATGAACATCAGGTAATCTATCCTGCACTAGGTCTGGCAGCAGAGGCAGGTGAGGTTGCTAACAAAGTCAAAAAGATTTTACGTGATGGGAAGTTTGATCGTGAAGCAATTGCAGACGAAGTGGGAGATTGTCTGTGGTACATTGCCGCAGTATGTCGTGATCTAAATGTAGACATGACTGAGCTTGCGAGGAATAACTTACGTAAGCTACATGACCGAAAGGTAAGGGGTGTACTCTCAGGGAGTGGAGACAAGAGGTAAAAAAGAGGGGGCTGTAATGGCCCCCTTATCGTATCTGATTACCGTATAATGTTATCTCTCTGACTGTATCAATGTCGTTGAGGTCTGCAGGTCCATTCTGTGTTTCCCACAATACCTGTGCTCTTCGTCGTACCTTCTTAGGTAGTTTGTTAAAGCCTAAGTATACTTTAGTTTCATCCTCTAGTTCAGCCATAGATATTTTACGGAACTTGTTTTTCTTTTCTATTAAGTCTTTTTCAAACTTACGCATGACTACAGCATCAAAGTAATCATCAAAGGTACGTCCACCTTTTTCTTTTTCATCCATAAATTCCCAACGATTACGCAGCTTTTCTTCTTCGTTCTGTATCTTAGGCACATAAGTCTTTAGCCATTCACGTAGGTGTCTATTCATTACACGTTTTTGTGTAGGTGATTTAGAATAAGCACTAATTTTAAACTCGTTGTATCCTTTACCTTTTAAGTAAGCAGCATACTCAGGATCAGCTTGATAGAAGTTTAGACCACCAAACAGTTTCCATGCAACACGTTGACGTTCTGATGTTTCGGACAATACAAACTCACGTGAAGGTAGGTCTTGTTCAAATGAATAACGTTGCCTGAATGGACGTTCAAAGTTATCAATAAACGTAGCTTTTTTATTTAGTGTAGGTTCTTCCGCATTGTCTAGGTATTCATTGCTCATAAACCCTGTAACACGTGCAGCATCTACTAGCTGACCATAAGGAACAAGGAATGTAGAGAAGTAATTACCTAATGCAGCACCTGCA